AAACCTGTTGCTGGTATCTGCAAGGAAGGGGCGGAGGAGACAATCCACCGTGCTCTTGCCTTGCGACATATGGAACTCCCAGTAGGAGACTTTATTACTGATGCACTTTCCACCGATATTCCGTCTGCAGCGAGAGAAATACTCGTCAGTAATGTACGGGATGAAGAGAACCACGACGCTGCACTCGGTTTCATCGCCGATGCTTACGGCGTTGACGAACAAGCTGAGAGGGAAGCACTCAAGCTCAAAGAAGCCTGGGTTGCACATCCTGATCACACAGTACTCAAAGCCATGGTTGCTGAGCGTGCAATTTTCTTCGTGCTACTACCATTCTTCCGTTTTAACGGTGACGCGGCTATGCGTACAACCTCAGCTGATATAAGCCGAGATGAACAAATCCACGTCGCGAGCAATAGTCTTGTGTGTTCTGAGCTTGGCCTCAGCATCTCTCCCTCACTGGATAAACTCCGCAAGGCTACTATTAACTGGGTGATGCAACCGCTCACTATGGACAATCCCGATAAATATTTGGCAAAAAAATTTTGGTTGGATTCTAGCGACCGGCTGATGTATGAGGGTAAAGCACCCGAACTTGCTGCCACCAGGTCAGCAAGGATGCCAGCATTCTTTGAACATAGTAATGTCAATCTCCCTCAATATGCTTGAGTCACGAGCCATGGAACTCCAGGCTATGATGACTCAGCTCAACGAAACTTTCCCACCCGTCAACCCTACGCCAGCCGACGATCTCACCACAATCATGTATCGTGCAGGTCAACGCTCGGTCGTGGAATACATTCAACAACAAATGGAGAATTAATTATGTGTATGGGAGGAGGAGGGTCCGCTAAGGTACCCGTACCCAAACCTGCGCCACTACCACCACCACTACCCGCACCGCCACCACCGCCAGCGGCTGCACCACCACCACGTCAGGTGATGGACGTTGGTGCTAAACCTGACATCAAGATTGGAGCTGCCAAGAAAGCAGCTGCTACTGATCGTAAATCACGGTCTACCACTACAACCAATCGTGCCACTGCCTCTCTTACTATTGGTGATAGCCAAGGGATGACATTATGAATGCACGACGTCGTTACAATGAGCTATCAACAGATCGTGCAACGTTTTTGGATGTAGCTAACACGTGTGCTGAGCTGACTCTCCCTTATCTCATGAAGAATGAGGGAGACACAGCCACACACTCAAACCTAAAGACACCTTGGCAATCAGTTGGTGCCAAAGCAGTGGTAACATTGGCATCCAAGCTAATGCTTGCTCTGCTCCCACCACAAACCACGTTCTTCAAACTGCAAGTACGTGATGATAAACTGGGTGAGGAACTGGACCCTACAATCAGAAGTGAGATCGACCTGTCATTCAGTAAGATTGAACGGATGGTCATGGGATACATCAACGCATCTAATGATCGTGTGGTGATTCACCAAGCAATGAAGCATTTGATTGTTGCTGGTAATAGTCTTATCTTTATGGGTAAGGATGGACTGAAGAACTTCCCACTTAACAGATATGTTCTGGAACGTGATGGCAATGGCAATGTCATTGAGATCGTGACTAAAGAACTTATCAGTCGTAAACTTGTCAACGTACCCGAACCCAAACCAAACGAAGTTAGTGCTGGCGGTGGTTTGAATGGAAGGACAGGTGCAGGCACTAAGGATGATGACGTGGAAGTGTACACGCACGTCAAGATGGACAGTAAGAATGGACGCTGGGTCTGGTATCAGGAGTGCTTGGATAAGGTGCTGCCTAACAGCCGGAGCACAGCGCCTAAGAATGCTAGTCCATGGTTACCTCTCCGCTTTGTCTCCTTTGATGGTGAAGCATACGGACGCGGCAGGGTAGAGGAGTTTCTGGGTGATCTCAAGTCACTCGATGGACTCTCTCAGGCATTGATAGAAGGCTCTGCAGCAGCTGCTAAGGTGGTCTTCCTAGTGTCACCCTCATCCACTACCAAACCGCAGACCCTGGCGCAAGCTGGCAACGGTGCTATCATCCAGGGTAGACCTGATGATGTGCAGGTTGTGCAGGTTGGCAAGACAGCTGACTTCAGGACTGCCTATGAAATGGCAACCACTCTTGGTCAGCGCATCTCTGATGCCTTCATGGTATTGAACATCAGACAGTCAGAGCGCACCACTGCTGAAGAGGTACGGCTGACACAACTGGAGCTAGAGCAGCAGCTGGGTGGTATGTTCTCCCTGCTGACTGATGAGTTCCTAAAACCATACCTTGAGCGTACGCTGATGGTGCTGCAACGTAATGGTCAGCTACCTAAACTACCTAAAGGTATCGTGAGACCTGAGATCGTGGCTGGTGTAAATGCACTGGGTCGTGGTCAAGACAGGGAATCACTTATCCAATTCATCACAACCATTGCACAGACGATGGGTCCTGAGACCCTAGCTAGGTTCATCAACCCTGATGAATACATCAAGCGTCTGGCTGCTGCACAAGGCATTGACTATCTGAATCTCGTCAAGAGTGTCAGTGATGTACAAGCTGAGAGTGAGCAGGCGGCACAGATGGCACAGCAGCAGTCCCTGTTGGATCAAGCTGGTCAATTTGCTAGTGCACCGATGATGGACCCAAGTAAAAACCCGGAGCTAATGAATGGCGGAGACACCCAAACGCCGGTCCCGACGGAAGCCGACGCAGGCTGAACCTAAGAGGACCACAGAAACAATTGAACATCCACCTACTGAGAAACCAGTGCTTAAGGTGGAAACACCGGAGCCAAACAAGTATGCTCCAAAAGAAAAGGTGGGTACTCCCAAACTGGGACGCTCACCTAACTATGTAAAGACTGTTGGTCTTGGTAAACTAAAAGTAGAAACTGCTAATGGCTACACTGACGTATGATCCCACTCCAGCGGATCAGCCTGAATTCAACGAGGCGGAGCAAGAGGCTATCGCTATTGGTGAGGCTGCTGAAGCTGAACAACAACAGATGCTAGCTGGTAAGTTCAAGGATGCAGAAGCACTTGAGCAAGCCTACATCGAACTACAAAAGAAACTAGGAGAATCCAATGAACCTGAAGAAGATGAAGGGTTGCAGCGGGAAGAAGAGACCGCCGAAGAAGAAGTAAATCCTAACTATGAGTTACTGAACAAAGCATCAGAAGAGTATTACTCTAATGATGGTACTCTTAGTCAAGAGACTATCGATGAGTTGTCACAACTTGATAGCACTGATTTGATCGCTGCATACATCGATCTGCAGGGACAGACCACCCAGAACAATGACCTGACTGATCAGCAAGCTGCTGAGATCAGAGGCATGGTTGGTGGTGATGAGGGTTACGCTGCTCTTACTGAATGGGCGGCTGGTACTCTTGATGAAAGCTATATCACCGCCTATGATAATATTGTAGAGACTGGTGATATGCGTATGATTGAGCTGGCTGTAGCAGGACTACAAGCTGAGTATGAAAGACAGAATGGCTATGAAGGTGAGATGCTGACCGGTAAGGCAGCACAACCACAGGCTGATGTCTTCCGTTCACAGGCTGAAGTTGTTGCAGCCATGCAAGATCCACGTTACGACAATGACCCTGCATACAGGAACGATGTGTTCCAGAAACTGGGTCGTTCAAACATCCAATACTAATGACTTACGTTATCGAAGATGGCGGACGCGCCAATCTCTATGCAAAAGAACCACCAATGATTATTATGAATGTTACTGAAACTCACAACGAAAAAGCTGAAAAACTTAATGGACGCCTGGCTATGCTTGGTGTGGTCGCCGCACTGGGTGCGTACGCCGTTACCGGTCAGCTCATTCCTGGGATCTGGTAATGGATAAGAAGAATGTGTCACTCAAGATGGGCAAACACAAGTCCCGCTCTGGCGGTCTGACTAAAGCAGGTCGTGAGAAGTACAATCGAGCGACAGGTTCTAACCTGAAAGCACCTCAACCTGGTGGAGGACCACGCAAGCGGTCCTTCTGTGCCAGGATGTCAGGAGTCAAAGGACCGATGAGAAAAAATGGTAAGCCTACCAGAAAGGCACTTGCTCTTCGTAAATGGAAATGTTAATCATGCCTGGACATTATGGAAAGAAGCCTGCATCTAAAACTGCAGCAAAGCTCAAAGCTAAGAACCCTAAGATGCCTGCAAAGGTGGCATCAGCAATTGCAAAAAACATGAAGAAAAAGTGATGGCTAAGCAAGGACTTTATGCAAACATCCACGCCAAGCGTAAGCGTATCGCTGCTGGCAGTGGTGAAAAAATGAGAAACCCTGGTGCTAAAGGTGCACCAACCAAAGCAAACTTCGTCCGGTCAGCTAAGACCGCTAAGAAAAAATGAAAACTATCCTCTCTATCCTCGCAGCTACCGCGCTGATCACACCTGGTGCTATGGCACGAGTTGATGAAGGCTTCGGTCAACCAGACCGTCGTCCCGGTGTTCCCTTTCCCGTCAAGATTATTTTTGCACCTCTGATGCCATTCATTGAATTGCAATCAACCCTCTCTCCTGAAAAGGACTCCTGCTGGAATGACGGAGCTGAGAATGTTGTTGGCTGCAACTTGGTGGACAGACTGTAAGCATTATGTGGTGGGTGGGTTGGTCTTCTTACATACTTAACTAATGACCGCAGTTTTACAACGGCAGAATACCCAGTCATCCTGGGATGAGTTCTGCAAGTGGGTTACATCCACTAACAACAGGTTGTATGTCGGTTGGTTCGGAATCCTTATGATCCCTACCCTTCTGGCTGCAACCATTTGCTTTGTTACTGCCTTCGTGGCAGCTCCGCCTGTCGATATCGACGGCATCCGTGAACCCGTAGCAGGGTCTCTACTTTATGGAAACAACATCATCTCAGGTGCAGTCGTTCCCTCTAGCAACGCTATTGGATTGCACTTCTATCCGATTTGGGAAGCAGCCACCCTCGACGAGTGGCTCTACAACGGTGGACCATTCCAGCTCGTTATCTTCCACTTCCTTATCGGTATCTTTGCTTACATGGGACGAGAATGGGAGCTTAGTTATCGACTAGGTATGCGTCCCTGGATCTTCGTCGCTTACTCTGCACCTGTTGCAGCAGCTAGCGCCGTGTTCCTGGTTTATCCCTTTGGTCAGGGTTCATTCTCTGATGCAATGCCACTTGGAATCAGTGGTACCTTTAACTATATGCTAGTCTTCCAGGCTGAGCATAACATCCTGATGCATCCCTTCCATATGATGGGTGTAGCAGGTGTGTTTGGTGGAGCATTGTTCTCTGCTATGCACGGCTCACTGGTTACGTCTAGTCTCATTCGTGAAACTACAGAACAGGAGAGTCATAACAATGGATACAAGTTTGGACAAGAGGAAGAAACCTACAACATTGTGGCGGCGCATGGTTACTTTGGCAGACTCATCTTCCAATATGCGAGCTTTAACAATAGTAGGAGTCTCCACTTCTTTCTTGCTGCTTTCCCTGTTGTTGGTATCTGGTTCACTGCTCTTGGTGTATCTACCATGGCTTTTAACCTGAACGGATTCAACTTCAATCAATCGATCCAGTCCTCTGAAGGACATGTGATCAATACGTGGGCTGACATCCTTAATCGAGCTGGTCTCGGTATGGAAGTCATGCATGAACGCAATGCTCACAACTTCCCGTTAGACCTGGCTACCTATAAGGCACCAGCTATCGGTTAATCTTCGTACGTTCATCTATGTCTGATTACACTTTCAAGTTTGAAGTCAATCACGTAGCTCTCCTACTGCTAAACAAAGCAGTGAAACAGTATCTTGAGAAATGGCCTGGTGGTTCTCCTGTAGAACAGGAAGCCATCAAAGCTATGTGTCTTGAGATCGACAGAGCTATGCTTGACGCAAGCTACCTAATCGACAGAGACGCATGACGACTGTGCATGGAACGGGGCACAGTTACGGAGAACTATTATGTCAATTAATCTCATTCGTTTCCTCGCCAATCAAAAGAAGCGTGCTCAGCGTTATCACACTGATGCTCTGCGCTATCGTGGCGTGACCTACAAAGAGATAGGCTGACCCGTAAAAGCGGACAGGGAGGTGCAAGTCCTCCCATCAGCATTGGTAGTGCCGGTACGCCGATACCACTACCGCTAGCGGTAAGGAAGACCGTAAAAATTCCGAAAAAAATTTTATTCTAGATCTAGAGAACCTGTCTATACATTTACATTATAACAATGGCATTTTCTCAACAAGGTAATTCTATTACCGAAATCAACACGGGTGTAACCCGTAACTACGGCACTAAAGCCGACCAAGGTATTACCGCAACTGGTAATATTAACAAGACTCCTGGTCTTGGTCTCACCCAAGGTGGTGCTGACTACGACGCTAAGTATGCGACGTATCTCAAACTGTTCAGTGGAGAGATGATCAAAGCTTACGAGAGTCAGTGCATCGCTAAAGGAACTGTTCAGACTCGCTCTCTCCGTAATGGTAAGAGCCTTCAGTTCATCTACACGGGACGCATGACTGCTGATTACCATCAGCCTGGTACTCCCATCCTTGGATCTGGTGATCCTCCGGTGGCTGAGAAGACCGTCATCATGGATGATCTGCTGGTCTCCAGTGCCTTCCTGTATGACCTGGACGAGACCCTCGCACACTATTCTCTGCGTAGCGAGATCTCTGCCAAGATCGGTCACGCTCTGGCTGAAGCATATGACAAGAAGATCTTCCGCATCATTGCGAAGTCTGCTCGTCAGGCACATCCCATCACTGCTGCTCCTGGTCCCGAGCCTGGTGGTTCTATCATCAAGCTGGGTGCTGGTAATGAGTTCAACGCTCAGGCTTTGGTGGATGGCTTCTTTGAAGCTGCTTCGATTCTCGATGAAAAGAACGTTCCCTCTGCTGGACGTACCGCAGTGCTGTCTCCTCGTCAGTACTACGCACTCATCTCTCAAGTTGATACCAACATCCTGAACCGTGACTATGGTGCCACTGGTGGTAACATGAACAGCGGTGAAGGTCTCTATGAGATTGCTGGTATCTCCATCAAGCGCTCCAACAACCTGCCTTTCATGGCTGGTACTGTTGCACGTGTCGATGGTGAGAACAACGACTACTCTGGTGACTTCTCTGCTCACTGTGGTCTGATCTATCAGCGTGATGCTGCTGCTGTTGTCGAAGGCATTGGTCCCTCCGTCCAAACCACTGGTGGTGACGTGAAGGCAATGTACCAAGGTGACATGATCATCGGACGCCTCGCAATGGGTGCCGACTGGCTCAACCCTGCTGCTGCTATTGAACTGCAGGCAGCCGACTGATAGGAGGTCTGACACATGGCTACGAATATTACACCAGGTGTTGGGCAGCACGCTACCATTACTAACCCTCCGGCGAAGGCGGTTTCTACTACACAGAATCCGCTGACGCCTGTGGAGTATGGTGAGACTGCTGCTAAGTCTAAGTACACCACGGTCACCTCTAGTGACCCGCTTGTCCCTGAACTTGATCTCGGACCCGTCGCCACTATCACTGGCGTTGGTACTGTCTCCACTAAGGGTGATGGTACTGAAACTGCTGTGGCTACCACGTCCAGCGGTATTGGTACTGGAGCTACCGTTACTTACACTGTCTCTTCTAATGCAGCAAGTGGTTTTACTCTCGTTGCTACGGGATCTAACTACGCTGTTAATGAAGTCCTGACTGTTGTGGGTGACACTGGCGTCACTGTAAAAGTTGCTACTATCTCATAACTATGGCTACTGTAACACGATTCTCTGTCGCTAAAACTAAGAAGAGCTACTCCGCTTCTGGCGTTGATGCTGTACTTGGTTCTACCGTCAAGAGTGAAACTGAAGATTGGAATGGCAACGTTGCCTATCCTCCTGCTACGAGCACGAGTCGTCTGACTCCTACCTCCTGATTTATACGGGACCTTCGGGTCCCTTTTTTATTGTCATTATGAATACAACAATAACAACTGAAACGGAACTTTCCAGTGTAAACTCGATTCTAATGGCAATCGGGCAAGCACCAATCAGCCGCATCTACCAGGACACTGAAGGTGAGCTGGTCTATGTGAACCCTGAAGTAGCCATCATCCACCAGATCTTGATGGAAGTAAGTACTGATGTACAGAACGAAGGGTGGGTATGGAATAGAGAAAATAATTATCCTCTGACACCTGAGTCAGATGGTTGTATCTATATTCCCGAGAACGTCCTGCGTATGGATGTCTATGAGAATGATGTATATCGCACAACTGATCTGGTCAAACGTGGTGACAAACTTTATGATAAACTGAACCATACCTACCAGTTCGACCCACTCAAGTCAATCTATTTTAACATTGTTTGGAAGTGGGAGTATGAAGAACTACCTTCTGCATTTAAGCGTTATATCACTTTACGTGCTGGCGGTCGCTGTGCTGCACAACTTGTTGCCAACCCTCAGCTGGTACAACTTCTAGGCACACAAGAGGCTGCAGCACGTGCAGCTTGTATGGAATATGAATGTAACCAAGGTGACCATACCTACTTTGGCACACCTGACCATACGTCTTACCGATCCTATCAACCTTATAGAACTCTTGCGCGATGACTGCTGTTTCTCAAACCTATCAAAATTATCTGGGTGGGTTGAATGAACAGCCAGATGAAGTAAAAAAACCGGGTCAGGTGGTAGAAGCCCTTAATGTTATACCTGATGTAACACGAGGTTTGACACGCCGTAAGGGTTTTGAAAACATTGTTTGGAAAAACGTTGATGGCACAGTTATTTCAACACCATTAACAGAAGCAAATACCGCACTTCAAGCAAAAGGAACTTGGTTTCAATTAGATTATAAAAATCCAGTAAATGAGGATTATTTATACTTTGGTTGTGTCCGCGGGACTGATGGTGATATCACTATTTTTAATCAGGACGGAGAGCAACAGGCTGTTCGTTACACCAATGAGGCTGTAATCCCACACAAAGACTACCTTTATAACTCTGGGGTTATGGAGGTTTTTGATGATAATGGTGATGTTATACAATCAGTTAATGCAGGTTTAACCAATGACAATGGTTACTTCAGGAACAGCCCTGAGATCCCATTAAAATATTGCGTAAGTAAAGATCAAGTTATTTTCACTAACCCTATAGAAACGCCTACCCTTGCACAAGCAATTATCCCAACCACAGCCCAGGCAAATAAATATTATAGTTTTGTAAATTTAAAAGTTGTTGATACTTCTAGCTATGACTACACCTTTCGCAGGTTTTATGCAGATACTTCAGTAGATGAATATGCTTACATCAAGAGCATTGAACTTGATGCAGTTTCGGATTTAGGTGATGGTTACGATGAAGATCTAACTTTACCTCTTCAAACTCAAGGTCCGTTTACGTTTACAGTAGCACCACAAGGCGGTACAACTGGTCTTGCAAATCAAAGTGCTACAATAGAGGTAACTTTTCGTGGTCAAATCGTTCAACTACAAAGCCAAGACAGCGGTGGTTATAGAAACGAGGCACGATATAGCTGGAGCGTTAGGATTATTAATGCTGGTAAAGGGTTCCAAAAAGGTACAGTAACAGAAACATTAGTTGCTCCTACTGGTGATCCTTCTATAAATTTACCAAACCTTACTTTAACTTTTAGTATTAAAGAAGTTGCTAAGGTTATTTCAACCCAAAACCAAGATATCGTACCGTCTGGTTTAACGTCTGCTAGCACTGCACTCGACATCTTACAAGAACTAGCTCGCAAATTTGCGCAGTCTGGTATAGATAAAGTCGTGGTTGTAGGTAATGGTATCTACCTAGAAAACAGCTCACCTTTTTCTATCAGTACCTCTGAAATAGCGGTAGCTGATGTTATAAATTCACAGAAACTAGACGGTGAGCCAGCTCCTATTGTACGTGTTAATACCGTAGCCGAGTTGCCTATAGAATGCTACTCTGGTTTTATTGTTGAAGTAGCAAATTCTTTTGACAACAAAAATAATTATTACTTAGAGTATGTATCTGAGTCACAAGCAGATATTGAATCTACCTTTACCAGTACATCAACTGTATCAAAACTTACAAAATCAGATGGTTACTGGAGGGAAGTTGCAAAACCGTTTGAGCAAACGACACCTAACAATGGCACCTTGCCACATATGATTACTATTGCTAGGGAGTCTGATCAAACTAGATTTGCTTTTATCGTCTCTCCTATTATGTATAAAGATAGGACAGCTGGTACTGCTAATGACAACCCATCTTTATTTGTAGATAATTCAAAAATTACAGAGGTAAATTACTACAAAAACAGATTGTTTTTCATGACAAGCGAGGGTACTCTTGTCAGTAGTGTAGCAGGTGAGATTGACAATCTTTTCCTTAATACAGCTATTGAGATTAGCCCTAGTGATCCTATTGATTTAATTGCTAATAGTAATCAAAAAGTAGCTATTCATGGCTCTTCAGTTGTAAACAATGCTATGGTACTGTTTGGGGATACTGAGCAGTATTCATTATCTACTAATAATAGCTTGCTAACATCTGGGACTGCTACCCTTACAAAAATCTCTAACTTTACATTTGACTCTGTATCTGACCCAATTTATCTTGGCACTAACCTGGGGTTTGTCAGTAGAGGTGAGAAGAAGTTCTACGAGATGACTAATATCTATGATCGAGGTCCTGTGGATATTAATGAAAGGTCACAGCAGATCAAGGCATTGATGGCGCAGGGATTTAACATGCCTGTCTCTTCTCGTGAGCAGTCACAAGTTGTGATATACAAAAAACACTCTGGAACTGGATCAAATGAATTGCTTGTTTACAAGTTCCGCCAGGAGAGCAGTCAGGAAAGTAGTCAGACATCTTGGGTTAAGTGGACTACACCTAATCCTGTCTGCCATGTGAGCCTACCACGAGACAAGATGTTTGTGGTGACACACTCAGACGACGGGTTCAAGCTACTAAAGCTGGACCCTAAAGTTGAGGATAACTACTATGACGAGTATAGTGCTGACAGTAATGGTGTACCGTACGAATCCCGTATCACCTTCCCTACCATCTACCCGCGTGGTGAGCAATCATATGACTATACATCTAATGTGACTGTACATAGGATCAAGATGAGCACTGCTGACATTGGTGCCTATGAACTAGCTATCAATAGGTTGGGATATGATGACTATAAGATCTTGGTAGAACAGACACCTGCTGATGAGTATGCTAGTAATGCGCAACCTATCTATGGTGAGCATATAGAAACTATACCTATCTATACTAAGAACAAGAATCTAAACCTTACTATGTCTACCTCCTACAATGCACCATTGACCCTACGGTCGATGACCTGGGAGGGAGACTGGAACCCACCATTCTATAAACGTGTCTGATTACATCCATCCTTGTACGCTGGAGGCTGCATACTATGTGGCTTCCAACCTACGCCAGGAGGACCTGAGAGAGGTGGTAGAGGGTTATGGGTTACAACCTACCATAGCCATACCTCTCGCCTCTCTGGAGGGATTCTGCGTACACTTCACAGTACCTGACGGCAGGATTGCCGGACTAGCTGGGATAGAAGATGATGGTAAAGTATGGATGCTTACCACACCTGCTATCCTTGACTTCCCTGTCACTTTTGCAAGGGAGGCTAAACGATTCATCGAAAGCAGAACAGAAAGTGTACTGTGGAACTATGTTGACAAGCGCAACACTGTTCACATAAAACTACTTAAATTCCTTGGGTTCACATTCTTAGAAGAGGTACCCTTTGGACCAAATCAATTACCCTTTATTAGATTTCAGAGATGTTAGATCCATTGACACTAGGTCTTGGTGCTGCCAAGGCTGGTATGGGTATCTTCGGAGCTATAGCAGGACAGCGTGATGCTGTTGCACAAGCTAGAGCACAGAATAAAGCTGCTGTTGAGCGCTACAAGTATCAACTAAAGATTAGAGAACGAGAAAACTTAAACCAAAACCAACTTTGGTCTACTAAGCTGTCAAACTATGACCTTCAGATGAACGCAGCAGATCGTGCTGCATCCCGTGCCTATGGTGTGGAAGATCTGAAACAATCACAGCGTCTGAAGAAAGCTGCATTCACTACACAGGAGCTGAACAGACAGATGACCCGTAAGGCTGGTGTTGGTGCTGCATCTGGTAAATCAGGACGAAGCGTCTCACGAGGTGATAGAAACATTGAGGCAGCTTTTGTTAGAGGTAATGAAATGGTTGTTGAGAACCTGCTGAGTGCAGAAGTTGCAAGACAATACAGAGAGCTGGGTATTGCTGACCAACTGCAGAGTGCACGCAATACAGCATATAGTAATGTGGCTATCGCTCCTACTGTGTCTATGGCTCCTATGGAACCTGCACAACTGTCTGGACCTGGTAGCGCTGGTATGATTATGGGTATTGGTAACTCTCTACTTGGTCTTGCTGGGTCCTTCCAAGACGCACAAATCCCTGACCCTGAAATTCCTGAATAACTATGGAAGTACAATACAATCCTGAGGCACCACAGGCTGGGTTTAGTCCAGTCAAACAGGTAGATAGCACTGCTGCTATGCAGGCTAATCACGATAGATCTATTCGTGATATGAATCGGCGTCTGCAGCAGATGGATCGAAACGCTGCTGTTAGACTGCAGAATATGAGAGACCAGGCGTTCCCTGTGGAGGAACTGGCTAGGTTTAGTAAGACCCTGGAAGGCATTGTCGGTAAGGAGATTGAACGCCGTAAAGAGGATGATATGGCAGAAGGTGCCATGATTGCTTTTACTGAGGGTGTCCCTGTTGACAAAGAGTTTGACAGGCGAGAAGCTGAGATCAAGAGAGAAGGTGAGAAGGTCAATGCTAATGCTAATGCCTATGAGCAACAGACTGGTGATGTAGAGACTGCTGAGCGTGTTCGCAGCCTGACTGGCTGGAAGAAATACGGTCACGCTAAGGCACAGATGGAGATGGCTGCCAAAGGCTTTGGTTCTTTTATGGAGTCAAATAAGTCTAACGAGGAGTACGCTGTCAATGTTGGTGGTCAGATGTACACATTAGCTAGTGCTCCTGATCAACCTACTCGTCAGGCTGTAGCTGCTAAGATGGCGACTGAGTATATGAAACCGTTCAGTAACATGAACAAGTCGTTCCTTGGTAAGTACCTGTACCCTGGTATGCAGCAGGGTATGCAGAGTGCAATCAACAGCGCTGCACAAGATAGCGCCAAGCTTCTACGAGCAAACCGTCTAGATGCTGCACAGACTGCATTCCGTGGTAGTCCTACTCCTGACTCCATGAAGGAACTGAGTGATACACTTAGGAATGATGGGTATGATAACAAGACTATACGAGCCTACATTGTAGGTGAGATGGTTAAGATCAAGAGTGACGATGAGTTTGAAGCCTTGATGGCTACACCTTATGGTCCTAATGGTCAAGCCTTTGAGAAGCAGTACCCACTGGAAGCAGCTGAACTACGTGTCAATCGGCGGCAATTCCTGCAACGTGGTGTGCAAGAGAAGGAGATGGCACTCCAAACACAGGACCGTGAAAGCCTAATTCAAGCTAAAGAAGCTGTTATCAAAGACCGTGAAGATGGTAGCTTTGACGCTAACCCTGAGCGACTGAAAGAACTAGCCAATGCAGCTCGTGCTGCTGGTAATGAGAAGACTGCTGACTTCTGGCAGAGTCAGATCGGTGAGACTGCTCATATGAAGAACAGCGAAGCTGCTAAGGAGCAGATCCTTAATGAGATGGAGATGGGTGTGATACCCTCTAGAGAGGAGATCATGCAGAATCCTGCTCTGACTATGGATGCTAAGCGTGAGCTGGTACAGAAGGCTGGAGCAACTGGTATGCAGGAGCCTAAGACTGAACTGTCTAAGAGTCACAAGGAACAGATCAAAGAGTCTATCAACAGTCGTGCTGGTATTACACCTGTGGGTAAACAGCATCCTGGTGCTACTGAGCGGAACTACTATGCCTGGAAACGATACAGGCAGGTCTATAATGCACAGATCCGCAACGGTAAGACTGAGGACGAGGCAGCTGAAATTGCTATGAGTGACTTTAAGTCAGCCTTTGGTACAGATAAAACGAAAGGTGAGTATGCACTGATTGATAACCCAGCAGATGGTGATGTTGGTGTCTATGCAGCATATAACGCCTCAGGTGTAGAAAGTTACACCACACCTAATATGACACAGGTTGAGGAAAAGTTTACATATGGAAGTGGCAGGGAAGATGTCCTTAATAATACACCTAGCTTATACCAAGCCGAGAATACAGACCTTGAAAAACTTACAAACTCATTTACAACCACTGGTAAAATCGGGACTATCCCTGATGTTTATTACGAGCTGCGCCGTAAATTTTACCCAACCAAAAGTATGGTAGATATAGTCAATATGCGGCTTAAAGCAAATGGCTATGACGAACTACCTTCTGAAATAACAGAACCTATGAGAGCAGTGGAGGGTACTTTTGATGAAGATACATATAAGTATATTAACTACAAGCCTAATCCTACTAGGACTGACATCGGCATGGTCAATGCCGGACAAGAACCTGTCTACAGCACATCCTTACCTATTGACGTAGCTTCTGATATGGAGTTTCAACAGGAAGTGTCTGCCGTGGCGGGTAGGCTAGGTATTTCAGAAGCAGACCTAATGGCTGTCATGTCCTTTGAGACTGGCGGTACATTTAACCCTGGCATTCGTAATGCTGCAGGATCAGGTGCTACTGGTTTGATCCAGTTTATGCCATCTACTGCAAAAGGATTGGGTACTACTACACAAGCTCTGGCACAGATGCCTAGAGCAGAGCAGATGCAATATGTTGAAAAGTACTTGTCTAACAAAAATTTGAAAGGCAAGGGATTGTCTGACATCTATATGGGAGTTCTATTCCCTGCTGCGGTCGGACAACCTGACGACTTTGTTCTCTTTGGTAATGGTGCTACTACCCGTGGCTACGGTGCAGGTAGTGCAGCATATCGACAGAACAAAGGACTTGATAGTAATGGTGACGGTTCAGTCACTAAAGCAGAGGCTTCTGCCAAGGTGCTACGGCATCGGCATCCCTCACCCTGGAGGCGTCCTAACAACATGAGACCCGGACTATGACAACATTAAATCCTCAAGACCCTAATCTCAGTGGTTTTGATGACTCTGCTTACGAGCAAGAGAAAGAGGATGAGCGTATTGAACAAGCTCGTCTTGAAAGTGAACAACAGATGGCAGAGCTTAGGCAGGGTCGTTCTACGGAACCACAACAGCCTGAACCTAAACCTGCTAAAAAGAAAGGTGGTAAGTTCCTTGATGGAATGCTAGATGACCTTCCCAGCTATGCTGAACAAGGTGCTGATGGTAAGATCACCACTGACGAGATGGGTGGTAAGCAACGCGCTGTTGCCGGTGCTATTGATACCGTCATGGACATGACCTCTAAATTCCTTCCATTTATGAAGGGTCCTGCTGACTGGTGGGATGAGGTAAGTGGTCGCAAGGAAGAGTCAGATCCATTCAAGAAAGCAGAGCGAGACATGGCTGCTATTGTCGTGCCTATGTTTGCTGGTGCTGGTGTCATTGGTGCCGGTACAAAAGCTGCTGGTCTGACTGGTAAGACTAAGCTACTGACAGATTCTGCTCTCAACTTAGGTCTAGATGCTATTGTCTCTGGTACATCTGACACCACCAGTGAAGCTGGTAACCTTGGTTCATTGATAGAACAGGTTGCGCCAGGTGGAGTTAGGATTCCTTGGGCGTCAAGAGACACTGATTCTCCTGATGTCATCTACTGGAAGAACATGGCAGAGAACATGGTTCTTGGCTTTGCTGATCCTATTGTTACTGCTCTCACCTTTGGTAAGGGTACTAATAAGATCATCCCTAAGAATAATGTAGCACAAGCTGCAGTGGATGCTAAGCCAGCAGGTCCAGGTTCTGTCCAGGATGCTATCCTACGTAACCGTGCTAAGAAGCAAGCTGAACAACTGAAGATTGGTAAGCGTGTATTAGAGGCTGATCCTGAGGGTGTTAATGGTTATAATGCATTTGTCAATGAACCTGCTGAGGATGTAGCACGTATCACCCTGGATGAAACCGGTGATGCTGTAGACTTCATGGCTGACCAAGCACGAATCCAGAACAATGTAGGCACCTATGAAGGTAGAGCTAGACCTCTGCTGGACAACGACACACAGGAGATCCTGTCTAGAGCTGATGCTGGTGGTCGGAAGGTTATCATGCAACAAGCTGAGGAAGCACTTCGTGCTGAGTTTGATGTTGTGGTTGGTGGTAAGAAACTGACTTCAGCAGAAATTAATCAGGCTATTAATAATCTCTATGATGCTGCTATTGCTCCTATTGGTAAGTCTTTTGATGATACTGTTAAACAGTTTCGAGACCTCGAACTGAAGGTCGGTAATATGACTGACACTGTCACCAGTCGTGGTGGTAGAAAGGTCATTGGTAAGACCATAGAACGGCTGACAGATGCTATGAGTCCACAGCGACTCCGTACATCTGCTGCTATCCAGGCACAGACTGCTGCTGGTGTTTCTGATATTGCTAGGAATGTAGACCTGATGGAACCTGTTGCTGACACCTCACGTCTGCAGGAGATTATGATGCCACGCCTACGGGTGCTGCTCAAAGAACAAGCTACATCACAGATCTCTGAGTCAATGTCTACCACACTACAGAAGAAACTGGCAAAAGATGTAAGCACTATTGAGGGTGCTCTGGAGGTTGATGAGAAGTATATGAACGAAATGTTCGATGCTTACACCAAGTCTGTTGAGGCGAAATCAATAGCCATTGACGACTTTGTTGATGAGCTTACTGAAATGGCTAAGGAGAATCCATCATTCCTAAAGCCTGTCTACCGTCTGTTTGCTAAGACAAATGGTGAAGTTGATAGCATGTATAAGCTAAACCAGTACTTGAATAAAAGACTGGGACTTTTGCGTAAAGCTATTGCTGATGGTGACCCTGAAGTACCATCACTGATTCTGAAAGAGATGCAGTCTGCTAGGACCGCTAACATGATCAACGGTACTGCACCTGCTGTAGCTTGGGTACAAAACCTTGCTGCTGTTGGACTCAGACCTATGACACAACTGTCTGGCTCTGTTGCTCTTGGTGTTGCCACAGGTGACTTCAAGCAATTGCAAAGATCACTCAACGCCTTTAGTCAGCTGAGAGAAACTATCCGTCGTGCTACTGCTATGGCACGGAGTGAGTGGCGTTTTGCTAACGCTAACCCTAACTCTGCTATGAAGCGTGGTCGTAAGGACTATGACTTTTCTGCTCAAGGTACATCTGATCCTAAGAAGACACTGGCTGACTTCGAGGAACTGGAGGAATTATCAGAAACCTTTAGTCCTGGTAGGAAAGCACTATGGAATGCTACTAAATGGCTGAATACATGGAATGGTAGAAACTTCAATCGTTGGGGAATTAATGCCATGTATAGTGCTGATGGATTCCTGAAGTCTGTCATGGCTAGCTTTGACTCTCGCCTTAAGGCATACGATGATGTCATTGCACAGAACAACGGTGCCTTTGTAAAAGAGGACTTTGTAAAGCTGGAAAAGGATTTATACTCTCAAGCCTTTGATGATGATGGTGTACTGAAAGATGGTTACGCCAAGTTTGCTAGTGAGGAAATCGCACTAAATGCTGATGTCCCTGCTATCCAGGCTATTGAGAAGGCAATGGATAAGTTCCCTATTCTCAAGGGTATCTTTATGTTCCCTCGCACCAAGATCAATGCTATCTCTGTGGTGCAGACCTATGATCCTACAGGTGTCCTAAGCCTGTGGCAGAACAGGTCATTCAAGACTATCATGGCTGATGCTGGTGACCCTGCTGCTGTCAAGTCAGTTCTTGAGGAGCATGGTTTTAAGGGAGGTACAATGGATGACTTCCTGATGCTTAAGTCTGAGTACATTGGTCGCAAGATGGCTACCAGTGGTGTTGTAATGACCGGTGCTATGGCTGCTATGTCAGGAGAACTGACTGGTAGTGGCTCTAATATGTCACCTGCTGATAAGAAGCGTGCTATTCGTGCTGGATATAAACCCTATATGCTGTTCGGTCGTTCCTATGAGAATGCTCCTGACTGGGTTAAGATGTCACTTAGCTTGACTGCTGACATTACTAATGCTTTTGCTGGTGTTGATGGTGAGCAATCACAGGACTGGTTCCGTGCTATTGCTACTGCATTGTCAGCTAATGTAGGTAATGAATACTTTGGTTCTGAGGTAGAAACTCTATCAGGTCTCATCAATGGTGACCCTGGTAGTATGGAGAGGTACTTCTCTGGATTGGTGGATACTATGATCCCTGGTGCTGGTGTACGCAGTGCTCTTAACAATGTGATTACACCACAACTGCAGGATGTAGAGGATAACTTCCTGGCTTATCTTGCTAACCGCAACAGGTTTATCACTGACCCGCTGCTGCAGGATGACATCGATCCCTTTACTGGTGAACCTATCTACGGTAATATCGGTCCTCTAGAGGCACTGGTGGGTCGTGTGATGCCATTCTGGAACACCAAAGGTGGTACTGAAGACTGGCGCAAGTGGATGCTTTCTACTGGCTGGACTGGTCTATCTGAACCTATGATCAACAAAGAAACTGGTGAGGAGATTACTCCTGATACTCGTCAGTGGATCAATAGGTACATCGGTCAAGAGTTAAAAGGACAATGGGTATCTGACATCACGAAGCTGATGGAACAGGATGGAGGTAAGTTTGCTAAAGAATGGAAGCAATCAGGCAGAGACCTGAAAATCGAAGACAGCTATATTCATGAAGAACTAACAAGGCTTAAAAAGAAATACTTTGACGCAGCCTGGGCGGCTTGGAAGTTGCAAAACAACAAAGTTGTCGGCAATGCTAAAGCTCTCGAAGGTATGCAGAAGGATGCTACTCGCAGAAACAGTCTTGATGATGCCAATCAGTATCGCCAGACGAGAGAAGAACAACTTGAAAACATTACAAATTTGCCTGTTAAATAACTATGGCTCTATGTCACAATTGCGATAGCGCAAGAGACGCATACACCGGTAATGGTGTACAAAGAGAATACTTAATTACATTTGAATACTACAAAAAAGAACACATCGCAGTTGCTTTTTTTAATGAGGACATTGCCGCTTGGGAGAAAATCTCTGATTCAGAGTGGGTCTTCCAACACGATACTCTAATTCGATTTAATGAGGCACCGGCATTCAATCAAGAGTTTATTATCTACCGCTGCACTGACCTAGAACCACTGCCTGCAGAGTTCTTCCCTGGTCATGCAATCAAAGCACAAGACCTTAACAACAATTTTTTTGTCCTCCAAGCTGCTATTGAAGAGGCACGCTGCTATCAAGAACGATACAGTGATGCCTCTGATCAAAAGTATTGGACCAAAACAGACGACACAATTAAATATGAGCAGCAGACTAGTGGTCAGGCCGAAGCACTACTAGATAGTTCTCATATATTCGATGCAGCTGCAATAGCAGCTAGGCATGATGCTTACGTTCAAGACGACCAACCCGCTGCAGTTGCATACGAACAAGACGGTAAAATCTGGAATGATACGGATGATCTTCGTCATTATTTCTGGGATGCAAGTGTAGGAGCTTGGGTTAGTTTTACTGCCTCAGGTCCTTCCGGTGTACAGGGTGACTTCGGTCCTCCAGGTAAAGTAATAGTTGGTGACAATCCTCCGACTCAATATCCTGCTGTTGGCAGTAATACTGCTAGATCACTTGAAAGTGGAGACCTTTGGTTTGATTCCTATCGAGCCATTATGTATGTCTACTATGTAGATGAGCAAAGTGCTCAGTGGGTGGCAGTCTCTAAGTCTGGTCCTAAAGGTGACAAAGGAGATACTGGTAATCCTGGGTTTGCTGATGTTCCTAATGACGGTGTCCTCTACGGTCGTAAGGATGCAGCTTGGGAAGCTGTACCTGCTGCGTTTAGTGGTAATTACAACGATCTAACTAACCAACCAACGATTCCTACAGTTGGTGACGGCACTATTACCCTCAAACAGGGAGGCACTACTAAAGGTACATTTACTGTTAACCAGTCTGGTAACACTGAAATTAATCTCGACGCAACTACAGGTGGTGGTGGTGGATTTTCTGGTAACTACAACGACCTGAGTAATAAACCAACCATTCCAGATTCTATTAGTGATTTAACTGACGTTGATACTTCCTCATCTGGACATGTTCCGAGTAATGGTCAAGCTTTGGTTTGGAATCAATCAATGAGTCACTGGATGCCAGGTACTGTATCGGGTTCTGGTGGCGGGACTCTTGTTGCTGATGGTGGCAATTTTGCTAGCGGTACTTCACTTGTTTCTACTTCTACTACTTACGACGGAGGATCTTTCGACTAATGCCTACACCTACTAACAGAACTCCTCTGCGTGTTGCACGAGGTACATATTCTAATCTTAATGGCTCGCTCTCTGATATTCAAGAAGGCGAAATTTGTTACGCAACTGATCAAGACAAACTGTATGTCAAGGAAGGGTCAAGCCTTGTTTCTACACAAGCTGACCTAACTGGTTATGCACAGGATTCAGACATTGGATCAACCATCCAAGCGTTTGATGCTGATACAGCAAAGACTGATGTTGCTCAAATCTTCACTGCTGCTCAACGCGGTACTATTACTACATTGACATCAGGTGCGACCGTAACGCCTGACTTCAATAACTCAAATAACTTTAATTTAGTACTCGATCAAAATTTAACTATTGCTAACCCTACCAACCTTACTGCTGGTCAATCTGGTTCTATCTTCCTTGTCCAAGATGGATCCGGCAGTCGTTTGGCGTCGTGGGGTTCTTACTGGGAATTTGCTGGAGGTACTGCACCGACTTTGACTACAACTGCATCCGCTGTAGATCGTATTGATTATGTCGTTCGCAGTTCTATTTCTATCCATGCAGTCGCAACCCTTGCTTATTCATGAGTGTAATTAGTAATAATCAACTAGCAGGTGCCGCAGGACAAGGTGGCGCTGCTGACTACAAAATTTCAAGATCGCTTAGGTTCAACTCAGGAGATTCCAGCCATCTTTCCAGAACTCCTGCCTCTGCAGGCAACCGCAAGACGTGGACTTGGAGCGGCTGGGTAAAACTCTGCAAAAACAAAGGGCAAGTATTATTTCACTCCTACAGCGCACAAAGCGACACTGGAGCGTTTTTCATTGATTACTTAAGTGATGGTTCCTTAAGAGTGCTTGGTTGGTCTACTGGTTGGAGATACACTACTCAAGTTTTCCGCGACTTTAGTGCATGGCATCATGTAGTTGTGGCTGTAGACACCACAAATGCTACTGCTGATGACAGGATTAAAGTGTATGTGAACGGAACTCAGATAACCCAATTTTCAACATTTAACAACCCTAGTCAGAATGCTGAACTTGCAATAAATCAAGCCGCAGAGCATCGCATTGGTAATTACCTTAGCTACGATTATCTTGACGGCTACTTAGCCGAAGTACATTTTATCGACGGTCAAGCCCTTGCTGCTTCTGACTTTGGTGAATACGACGACAACAATGTTTGGCAGCCGAAGGAATTTACGGAAAGTTACGGAACTCATGTAGCTCCCGTTTATGATTCATCATACGGCTCAGATATTACTTCAACAGAAGTAGCTAAAACTATTGATGGAGATTTGAGTACCTATG